TCAGACGTCAACCGGGGCCGAGCGGCGAAGCGCGACCGGACCGGGGCCAAGCGCCTCGACCTCGACTGTGCCTGCAGGCGCCGGCCCGCCGAACAGCGCCGCCAGCTCGGCCGAGGTCACCTCCACCCGGCCGGTTCCGCTCACCCGCTCCAGCCGGACCTCGCCTGCCACCCGGAACCGCCACAGGCACACGGGCATTGCCGGCTCCGGATCATCCCAGCCCGGCGCCCGCCCGCGCGCCACCCAGCGCGACAGCAATCCTCCCGAGGCGGTTCGCCAGGCTGTGAGATGCACCGGCGCCAGCGGCGCATGCCCAGCCGCGGTCACCGTCCAGGCCGCTGCCGTCCCGCCGGGCGGATCGCCGGCGCCCTCGGCCAGCAGCGCCAGGGTCGATCCGGCCGCATCAGCCGCCACCGGCCGGCGTATGGCGCTGGCAGCGCGCACCAGCCCCGCACGCGCGCCTTCAGGCGCGCCCAGCGCAGGCGTGCCACAGCAGCCCCGCAGCAGCCCGCGCAGCCGGACATGACCCGGCGAGACGCGCTCCGCCTCACGGAACTGGATCAGCTCTGCGCCCGCCAGCAGCAGGTTCGCGCCCCCCAGCACATCAGCCGCACTGCGGCTCTCGAAGCCTGCCTCGGCCGCCGGGTCGACCGCCAGGTCGATCGTCGACCGTTCGTCCCACAGCCCCACCGGGCCGGCCGGCAGCGCCTGCAACAGCTCGCCCGATGGCACCGGCATCTCGATCCGGCCCAGCTCGATCTGGTCCCCGGCGCGCAGCTCGGACAGCTGCGCCCCGCGCCAGTCAGGCCCGCCGCTCGCCAGGATCCACAATGCCGGCGCCCCGCCATCGGGCGCCACCGGCGGCTCGAACAGGTCGAGCCGGGTCGGGCCCACCGGCCGCGCGGGACTGACCAGTGCGCGGCCGGAATCGCTCGCCCCCATGGTCTCGGTCGCCCTGGCTATTCGCACCAGCCGAAGCTGCACACCGTCTGGTCCCACCGTCTTGCCCAACACGCGCCAGTCTTCGCCCAGCCCAGCCCCCGTGACGACATCCCCCGGAAACAGCGCCAGGCCCGCAAATCCCAGTTCAACCTCGGCCGTGTCCACCGAGGCCTCCGCTGTCGCCAGCAGCCGAGCGGCAAGGGCGCGGGCCTCGCCGGCCGCCGCCACCAGCGGCACCGTCAGCCCCGCCGTCGGGCCGTCCCGGTTGCGAAGCAGGGTCTGACGGCCAGACTGGTAATCCCTGGCTGGATCCAGGTAACCGATCTCGAACGCCGATGGCCGTTCGCCGGCCGCTGTTCGCCGCGCCCCGCCAGCCTGCCGCTGCGGCAGAACGGATGCAGCGCCATCGGCCTGCCAGCGCGGCTCGCCTTGTGGCTGCGCGAGTGTCAGGCCAGCGACCCCGGCCAGCGCCGACAGATCGTCCCGAAGTCGCGCCGCGGCCGCGACATAGCCGGTTGCAACACCCTCACCCCCATCCACCGGCACGCCATCGCCCAGCGCCCTCAGCCAGTCCGACGGCTGGCCTTCGTCGGCCACCACCTCGAACGACAGGGCGGGGATGCGGTTGCCATAATCGCCCAGCGCCAGCCCCTCGAACACGACATGGGCGAGGCCGCGATAGGCTGGCGCGAGCCCCGCGCCCTCGGCCGCCGCGATCAGCGGGTCGGGGTCGCCGCGTCCGGTCCCGTCATGAACACGCATGATCGTCGGCACGGCGAAACGCCCGTCGGCAGCGCGAATTTCCCGGCCGTCGGCCCACACCCGGCGCACCTCGCGGATCGGCCCGGCGGACAGGGCAACCGCCAGGTTCATCGTCCCGGCCCGCCGGCCGCTCCCCTTGCGGCCAGCGCCGCGCATCGGCTCGGCCCAGATCAGAAGCCCCGCCACCCGGACTGTTCCGAACAGCCGTGGCAGGATCTCGCCATAGGCCGATCGAAGCAGCAACGGCTCGGGCGGCTGGCCCGGGCGGCGGCCGAACAGGCTGCGATCCACAATCCCGCCCGCTACCGCGCCCACGGCGGCGCCCAGCGGCCCGCCGATCGCCTGGCCCGCGGTCGAAAACAGCACGGTCGCCATCAGACCTCTCCCGCTCCACCGGCCCCGCCCCCCGGGCCGGCGGCCACCGGCAGCCGCCAGGCCGACAGCCAGCCGTCCGTCGCTTCGCGCGGCCGCTCGACGACGCGGCCAAGGCCGGCATGGGCCTCCACCGCGCCGTTTCCCGTCGCAATCGCCAGATGAACCTGTCGGGCAGCCGGGCTGGCCAGCAGCAGATCGCCCGGCGCGGCATCCGCCACCCGCCGTGCGCCCGCCGCCGCCAGCGCCGCTTCCGCTGCGGCCAGATCCGTCCCCCGGAGCGCCGGCGCGATCCTGGGCGCGGTCACCGGCAGACCGGCGCGCGCGACGGCCAGAAGCACGAGCCCCAGGCAATCGACTCCGTCGTCACTTCGCCCCTGGGTGCGGAACGGGGTTCCCAGCAGGCTCCGCGCAGCGGCCACGATGGCGGCACCGTCCGGGTGCCCGCGCCCGTCATCGGCATGTCCCATCATCAGCAGCCATCAGGGCTCGCTGTGTCGCATCAGCGCGTCAGTGCCCGGCACATGCGGCTCGCCATCGAAGGCCGCGGCATTGCCGAAGCGCCCCGAGCAGGTCGCAAACCGACGGTCACAGCCTTCGAACAGCCAGAGGCGATCGCCAGCCACGACCGCCGCCGGCAGGGCATCCTCCAGCAGAAGCTCGTCCGCCTCCACGCGCACGATATGGCGGTCGATCCCGGCCATGGCCCCGGTCACGACCCGCAGCCGCCCCATGGCGAAGCGCGCCGGGTCGGCGGGCGGTTCGGCCAGCCGCAGCCGCGGTCCGTCCGCCGCCAGCACCTCTCCGTTCAGCCGCCGGCCCGCCATGTCCACCCCGCAGCGCCAGTCCCCCAGGCGGGCCCGGCACAGCGGCGACAGGCGCGGCGGGCTCCGGTCCGCCAGCGCCGCCATCGCCGGCAGCAGATCGGCCTGGAAGGCGCCGCCATCCAGCGACTGCGCCACCTCCCCCAGCCGCCCGGCCGCCAGCCGCAGCTGCCCGGCCTCGGGATCGCGCCAGTCACACAGGAACAGCTCCACGCGCGCCCCCGCCCAGCGCCCCGCCGCCAGATCGTCGGCTCGAAGCAGGCCGCTGCCAAGCGCGCCTTCCACCGCAAGCCCGTCGCCGTCGGCCGCATCCGAAAGCCGGATGCTGGACGGCGTCATGCCCGGGCGGGCCTCGTAGCGCACGCCCGCGACCGTCAGCGCGCGATCATGGCTGGTCAGGCCGATCACCACGCCATCCTCCCGGCTCAGCTTCCAGTTCCAGGCCAGCGTCACCAGCTCGTCGGCCAGGCGCGCGGCCAGCGCCGCACTCACGCCGACACCTCCCGAACCTCGACCAGCGGCACCGAGACCGGCTCACCTGCGCGGAACCCCCGGATCGAGATATCCAGCCGGTCCGTCGCGAAGCGCACCGGCACGTCGAAGGCAAAACCGGCCGTCACAGCGGCCCCCGGCGGCGGTGGCGATTCGAAGCGCACGACCCCGCCGTCCGCCAGTGTCCAGCCGGCCGGCTGGATCAAACCGTCCACCGCGACCTGCACCGTGCCCGGAACCGGCCGGGTGATCCGCCGAACCTCGGCGTCGTCGCCCGACCCGTAGCGCTTGACCAGCGGGAACGACAGGGTCAGCCCATCGCCCGTTCCCAGCCACTGGTCGGCGGCCGAGATCGCGTCACCGGGGGCCGCGCTCGTCCAGTCCATCGGGTCGCGGAACCGGAAGGCGAAGGCCTGGCCGCGCCGCGCCCGGAAGAAGGCGACCAGACGGGCCAGGTCAGCGTCCGAACGCACGCCGATCCCCGCCTCGTAGCGCAGCCGGGCGCGCGCCCACTGGCTGTTGCGCTGCTCATGCCCGGAAGCCAGCTCGACGACATCGGTCGCGAACTCCGGCCCGCCCGCCGCCTCGAAGCCCAGGTCCAGCGGAAAGGCGACATCATGAAATCCCGCCATCTCGTCCTCCTCCGCGCGCGTGTCCAGCGCCACAAACCCGTCGCGCGCCACCTGCGGCCAGGCCCACAGGAACACCTCGGCAACTCCGCGCGCCCGCGCCGCCTCGGCCGCGGCCTCGATGCGCGGCCAGTGCTGCGCCGCGTCGGCCGGGTTCAGCACGAAGCCTGCCAGATAATGCTGTCGCGCCACGGGATAGCCCAGCGCTTGGGCCACCGCTGCGCGCCCCCGCGCCAGCCCGGCCTCGTCGCCGCCGGTGACGAAGCTGTAGTCCTCCAGCTGCAGCACGTCGAAGGCCGGTCTCGCCCAGCCCGCCGGCATGTTGGCGCGGGCGAGGTCGGGCGACAGCGCGTCCAGCACCTGTGGCGCATAGAACAGCAGGTGGCTCACCACCGGCCGACCCGCACCGGTCGAGGCGGCCGCCACCAGCCCGGCCGTCGCCTCGGCCAGCCGCGCGCCCAGCCAGTCCAGAAAGGCACGCTCGCCTGCGCTGCGGCCGCCGCGCACATCATGCATCAGCGGCGGCGGTGCGCCGGTCTCGGCCGTCCAGCGGGCGACGGTCGCGGCATCATAGAAGCAGGGGGCGCCATCGGGCCCCACCCACCACCAGGGCTCGCCCACCTGGAATCGAACCGGCCCGGGGTCGGCCGCAGCCAGGCCCGCCAACTCGGCCGCCACCGCCTGCAACCAGGCCATCGCCGCCGCCGAACAGGGGGACAGAAGCGTCGACGGCGGCACCCAGCCGGTCAGCGCCCGCGCCCCGGTCCAGTCCCGCTGCGCCCACGCGGCGGGCGCCATCGCGTCGAACAGTTCGAAGCTCAGCGACAGGATCGCCTCGAACCCGGCCGCCGACAGCGCCGCCAGCAGCGCCGAATGCCAGGCCCGGGCCGAGGCACACAGCCCCCCTGCCACTTCGAACCGCCCGCCCGCCGCGGCCGCCAGCCGCGGGAAGTGGCTCATCCCCACATAATGGATGACACGCCCCCGATAGCCCATCGCCAGCCACTGCTCGACCAGCCGCTCGGGCACCTGATTGTAGCTGTCGTCATAGCCCGAAGCGATGGCGAGGCCATGCTCGGGCAGGAAGGAGTCGCCGATGCGGATCGTCGAACCCGGCCCCTCGGCCCGGATGTCGCCCAGTTCCACGAAGGTCGAAACCGGCTCGGGCAGCGCTGCGCCGGAGCCGTCGTATCCCGCCGGCACCAGCGAGATGAACATCCGGTCGATGTCGCCGGTGAACATCGGCGACCCGCCCGTCGCGAAACCGGGACGCAGGTCGTCGAAATCCAGCACGATCCGCGCCGCCGCGGGCGTCCCGGTCGCACAATTCCACAGGCGCACATACCACACGCCCGCCACGCCCTCGGCGTCGCGCCCTTCCACCGTCAGCACCGCTCCGAACAGCGCATCGAGCGGCATCAGCCCGGGCCCGGCCGTCCAGTCGAACGACAGGCGCACACCGCGATAGTCGCGCGCCGTCTGGTAGGCGAGCAGCGGGTGCGACCAGCGATCGACGCTCTCCCAGATCAGCCCCGCCAGGTCGGCGCCGGTCAGGAAGTCCAGGTCCACCCGCAGCCGGTGCGGCCCGGGCGCGGTCGCCGCCGCCATCATCGGCCGCGGGAAATCCACCGTCCACAGCCGCGGATCGAACCGCTTCACCCAGCCCGTCCGCGCCCATGTTCCGCGTGGCGCCAGATAACCCGCCACCTCAGCCGTCCATCCGCGCCAGCGCGCGCTTGATCTCGCCGGCCAGCTGCCGCCCGGTCAGACCCAGATGCCGCCGGCCTGGCGCCGCAGCCTCGGCCACCGTCACGCGCACATTCACCGTGCGCGCGCCGCCGCCCATCTCCACCCGTCCTGCCGAGGTCGGAACGAACAGCTCGGGTCCGCGCTCGCCCACCCAATAGGGCCGTCCCGGCGCCACCGGCCCGCCCGTTGCCCGGCCCGGCGCGCCGAGAAGCCCGGCCGCCAGCGCCGCGCCCAGGCCGGCCAGCCCGCCGCCCGCGCCGCCCTCCAGCTTCAATGCTGCCGCCGCCACCTCGCCGAGCGCCCGCGCGGCGGCGTGTGCCAGCGCCTCGAACTCCAGCCGGCCGGTGCGCGCCGCCCGCGCCAGCGCCTGTTCGATCCCGCGGCCGGCCACCTCGGCACCGGCGCGCAGCCCGTCCACCAGCGTTGCCCGCATCGCCTCGATGTCGCGCTGGAAACCGCGCGTGTCGGCCGCCACCCTCAGCGACAGCGCCTCGAACTCATCCATCATGGTCGATCCGCTCCATCATCCGAAGCATCTCCGCGCGCGACAGCGGCTCAGCCGCCCCAGCGCTGCTGCCGGGCAGAAGCCCGGCCAGCGCCAGCGCCAGGTCGGCCGGCGTTGCCGCCCAGAAGGCCTCGGGGGTCCAGCCCAGCCGGCCCGTCGCCAGTCCCGCCGCCACGCGGGCCAGCTCGCCGAAACAGCGGCTCATCCGGGCTCGAAGGCAGCAGCCAGCATCGCGCGGAAGGCCGGCAGGACCGTGGCCGTGCCGGCCGCCAGCAGCGCCTCGCCAAAGTCCTCGCGCGTGCAGCCCGGCTCGATCGCGCAATGCCACAGCAGCGCCGCCATCTCTGCCAGCCGGATATCACCTGCGCCGGCCCGCGCGAGCAGCGCGAAAAGGCTCCCCAGTTCCGCCTCGGCCGCGACCAGCGCGCCGAAGCTTGGCCGCAGCCGCACCGGCCCCGACGGCAGCGCCAGCAGCATCTCACCGCGCAGCCGGTTGGCTGCGGTCACAGCGCCACCACTGGTCCGGCGCTCTCCAGCGCCAGCGTGTAACTGCGCTCGCCATTGTAATCCCCGGCATAGTCGAGACGCACCAGCTGGAAGGGCCCCCGCAGCCGCTCGCCGCTCTCGAAGCTCAGCTCGAACCGTGCGATCGCGCCGCTCAGCGCCTGGGCCTTCAGCTGCACTTCCGCCTCCGATCCGGTGAACACGCCTGCGCCCGAGACCGACACGGATTTCACGCCGCCGCTCCCCAGTAGCTCGCGCCACCCGCCCGACCCCTTGTGGGTCACCACCACCGGGTCTGTCGCGATCGTCATCTGCGTCGAGCGAAGGCCCGCCACGGTGTGGAATGTCTCCGGGTCGGCGCCATCGCCCAGCCGCAGCAGGAAGGCGGCGCCCGATTCGATTGCCATGTCATGCCTCCATCACCATCAGCGCCCGGAACTCGAGCACTCCTTGCGTCCAGTCGCGCTGGGCCCGGCGCACCGTCGCCCCCGCCGGTTCCAGGCTCAGGATCCGGGCGCCCGCCAGCCTGCGCGGCATGGCCAGCACGGCCGCTTCCACCTCGGCCAGAACCGCTTTGGCCGTCCCCAGCCCGCCGCGGCTGTCCCAGTAGGTCACGGTGAAGCGATGTTCGCTCGTCCGGCCGCCGCGGAAGCCGCGCAGGCGCACCACCTCCGGACCCACCGACAGATAGGGCGCCCGCGCGTCGGCGGGCGGGCCGTCCAGCGCCGCGAGCCCGCGCGCGCGAAGCGCCGGGTCACCATCCAGCGCCGCCACGATTGCGCGCTGCAACTCCAGGCTCGCCGCCATCACGCTCTCCTCAATCCGGTTCGGTCCCCGGCCGATCCTCGGCGCGAAGCGTGACCAGCGCGGGCGTCGCCGGGTCGGCCTCGATCCCCGTCACCAGCAGGTCGAGCCCGCGCCACGTCGCGCGCATCCCCAGCATCAGGCCGTCGCGCGCGCGAAGCGTCAGCCGCCAGCGCCGCGCGCGATGGCGCGTGTCCGCCACGGCTTCCGACAGCGCGCCGCGCCGCTCCAGGGCCAGTTGCGCCCACACGCGGCCCGCCGGCACCCAGGCCTCGGCCGCCTGTCCAGCCGGGTCGCGGGCCGGATCGCGACGCCACAGATCGACCCGCGCCCTGAGCGCGCCTGCCACCTCGGCCATGTCCCTCTCCTGCCAGAAAGCCGCGTTTGCGGCTCAACGCAGCCGCCGTGTCCGCCATGGCCCGATGGCCCGCCGCACCGCCGGCGGCAGGCCGCCATCGTCGGCGCCGTCACGGTGGGCGTGGAAATGCGCGGCCGCCCGCAGCACCGCCAGCCTGAGCGCATCGGGAACCCAGCTCCAGTCGCTCGCCATGCCGGCGCGATAGCGGATGCGGATCTGCGCCCCTGCCCCGGCCCCGGGCACGGCGACACAGCCGCGACCGTCGCGATCGATGGTCAGGGTCGCAGCGCCCGCTGGCAGCGGTTCGGCCGCGCCCTCGACCGTGACCGAGACCAGGCTGCGAACAGGCTCGTGCCGCAGCCAGAGGCCGTCGTCGGCCAGGCTTGCCGTCTCCGTCACCTCGCGTTCGAACAGCAGCAGGCCCAGCATCGCTTCCACCGTCTCGGTCGCCGCCCGGAGAAGGGCGGCCAGCAGCGCATCCTCCTCGCCATGCTCGATGCGAAGATAGGCCTTCAGTTCCGCCAGCGCCGCGGCCGGCGGGCCCCGTTCGATGCTCGCCATCAGCGCGCCTCCACCCGGATCACGATCATCCGCTCGTCGGCCGACCCATCCGCGAAGCCCGCGCGGCAGACCGCCCGATAGACATGGCCCGGCACCCCGCCCGACAGCCGCAGGATCGCGCGCGCGCCCTCGATCCGCCCGTCGTCGCCAGCCAGCCCGCCGGCCTCGGCCGGCGCAATCGACCAGTCGGCCGACACCAGGCCGACGCCCGGCGGCAGCGCGTCCGACCAGTCGACCGCATAGTCGAGGGCTGCGCCCGGATCCTTCAGGAACAGGCTCATTGCGGCGACCCGATCTCGACCGACCAGGGGTCGAAGCTCACGGTCCCGCCGGCGGCCAGCGGCTGCGCGGGGCAGGTCGTCACATAGAGCAGTCGCGACGCGCCACTGTCGAGCAGCGCCACATGGTCGGCCACGCCCGCCGTCACCACGGCAACGCCCGTCTTGCCGCTAATCGCCACGCGGCGCCCCGAACCGGCGCCTGCCTGCAGCGCGAAGTCGGCGGGCGTCACCTCGGCCGCCGCCAGCCGACCGTTCCAGGCCGCGGCATAGTCGGCCGGCTGGCCGGCCACCGCCACCATCCGGTCGGCGCCCGCAATCACCGCCAGCGCCCCGTCCAGCACGGCGGCCGAAACCCACTTGCCCATCAGAAGCTCCTTTCAGTCCGGATCGATCCGAAACACCCGCATCTCCGGCGCGACGCGAAGCACGCGGGCCCCCGGCCCGCCGCTCCCCGCTGCCCCGGCCGGCACCAGCCGCGCCGCGCCAGCGGTCTGGCCGTGCCGCCCGTCCGCGGGCCCCAGCTGCCCTGCCCAGCCAAGCCCGGCGCCGCTGTCGGCCAGGGCATGTGCGGCCGACGCCCCGGCCAGAACCGCCGGCGGCGTGGGTTCGCCATTCGGCCGCTCCGATCCCGCCGCGAAGCCGCTGGCCTGTTTCAGCGTCCCGTCGCGGTAGGTGTCGCAGGTCGAGCGAAGGCAGCGCCAGCCGGCGCCGAAGTCGCGCAAGGGGCTGCCGGACACAGGCCGATAGTCCCCGCCGCCGTTGGTCGGGCCGCCGCTGAACTGGCTGCGGTCCTCGACGAACTGCGGCCAGCCGTCGTTGTTGCCGGGGCCGGGGTTCGCCAGCGTCACCGGGTCCACCGTCGAGCGAACCCCCCAGAACTCGTGCAGGAAGCCCGCCGATGTGACGCGGTTCATGAAGGTGCAGCCCTCGCCGCCGACCATGTGCATCTCGGTCCAGTTCGCGGTCCGGCTGTTCTGCGGCACCTCCTGGTCGCCCTTGATGGCCATGCGGTCGGTGTGGATGTTCCGGCGGATGTTGCCGATCTTCCACATCGGCGTCGCATTGTCGCTGGGCTGGTCGTAGCCCCAGTTGACCCGCTGGCCGACAAAGGTGCAGCCATCCATGATGCAGTCGTAGATCAGGATGCTGCCCGCCGTGGTGGCGAACGCATCGCTGGTGCGGCCCGTGCCGACCTTCTCGATCAGCACGTTCACCAGCGCCATGCGCCGCACGATATCCGGGTTTGACGGGCTGATGGTCCCGGACACGCCCGAGGGCAGGTTGAAACCGACCGCGCCGTCCTGCAGGAAGCTGCCCACGTTCCACGCGATGCAGTCGGCCGCGCCGTCCATGTCGCCGGTCAGCAGCGAACCGTCCCACGCGCCGGCACTGCCCCGGCCCTCAACCGGCACGGTCGCGTCCGCGATCCGCACCGCGTTCACCAGGCACAGCGCCTGCACCGAACGGCCGAACTCAAGGTTGCGGACCGTGCAGAACTTCCGGTTGTTCGAGGCGCCGACCGACACCCCGTAGCGCCACCAGCGCAGCCCGTAGGCCTCGAAGCTGTATTCCCCAGTCGCGGGTGCGGATGTGCTGAAATTCTGGGTCGCCGTCTCCTGCCCCGGCGCGCCCTGCGCCGTCACATTCTCGAACAGCACCCGGCGGCCGGTGTTGGTGCCCAGGAAGGTCGCGCCCCCCATCTCGATGGTGAGGTTCCGCCAGTGCCACAGGTTGCCGCGCATCGTCGGCGTCTGCCCGGCCCGCCAGATGCAGTTGGCGCGCGGGTCGGCATCGTCCGGGTCGCCCTGCACGATCACCCGCACCTGCTCGCAGGTGGTGCCGCTCGTCACGCTCGTCGCACCCGACTGGTGGACGCCGGCCGCCAGCGTCACCACGCCGCCGTCGAGCGCCCGCGACCGGCTCACGAACCCGTTGGCCGCCGCCAGCGTCCGGTTGGCCAGATACAGCGCCTGGATCGCGACCGAGATCGTCGCCGCCCGGTTGCCCGCCTTCGCCGCCGCCAGCGTCCCGTAAACCATGTTCGCGTTCGGCGTGGTCGAACCGGCGACCGGATCGACGAACACATGCGCGGGCGGATAGAAGGTGCCGGCCGGGTCCCAGCCCACCATCACCGGCCGCTCGGCCGCCGTCGAGTGGCCCGCCATCTCCGAAGTCGCGTGCGCCGTGCCCGAGCGCCGGACCGCGCCGACCCACGGATACACCTCCCAGTGGCAGGTGATGAGGCCGGGGTTGAGGCCCGTCGGGTTCATGGTCGCCCGCCAGCAGCGCAGCCCGTCCCCGAACCGGGTCGAGGCCTCCAGCGTCGCCCACTGCGCGTGGCTGTTGGTGCCGTCATACGCCACGAAGCGCACGGCGGCGACCGCCTGCAACCCTTCCGGTTCGTGCGCGGCCACCAGCAGCTCGAGGTCGAACGGCCCGTCGGCGCGGATGTTGGTCGGCCCCACCCACCGGGCAATCGGCAGCGGCTTGTCCTTGGTGCTGTTGTTGGTGGCCGTCACCGTGCCGCCGGGCAGGGTCGCGCGCCAGCCGGCGGCAAAGGTCACCGTCACCGGATCGCCGGGGTAGATGTAGTTCGACAGGGCGATCCGCACCCGCCGGACGCCGCCGCCCAGGTCGGTCTCGTCGAGCTGCGCGTCATCCGGCCACGGCCGGCGCAGCGGCTTGGTGCCCACGATCGGCGCGCGCGGCCGGGCCGACTGCGCCTGCGCCTCGTTGCCGTTGATGCGCCCGTGCCCGGCCGTGCTGGTCGAGACGACGATCTTCGGCTCGACGCTGGGGTCGAGGTCGAAGCTCGCGAAGCTGGACGCCGGCCACTCGCCCTCGACCCGCAGCACCCAGCCGTTGTCCTCGATGGCGGCCGAAAGGATCGTCATCGCGGTCTCCGCAATCAGTCCCGAGGGAAAAGGGCCGGGGGGCGATCGCGCACCCCCCGGCCAGTCGCCACGCCGAAGGGATCAGCTCGCCGAGAAGCGCATCAGCTTCAGCGCTTCCGAATTCACCAGCGCACCCCCCACCCGGCGGGTTGCATAGAAGTGAACGAAGGGCTTGTTCGAATAGGGGTCGCGCAGCACCGCCGTCTCGCCGCGCTCGGCGATGACATAGGCCGACCGGAATTGTCCGAACCCGATCGACAGGCTGTTGGCCGCGATGTCGGGCATCGCGTCCACCTCCACCACCGGATAGCCGAACAGCGTCGCCGGCGCGCCCGGCTCCAGGCCGGCCCGCCAGATGAAGTCCCCGGTCGTGTCCTTGAACTTGCGGATCGCGGCGATGGTGTTCGAATTCATCACCCACAAGGCGCCCTGGCGATAGGGGGTGCGAAGCGAATGCATCAGGTCGATCAGCCGGTCGGCCGGGTTCGAGGCCGCAAAGGCCCCGGCCGCGCCCGAGGGCACCACCTGCACCGTCCCGAACGGCCGCGTCGCATCGCCCGTCGTCGCCACCGGATAGGTCAGGAAGCCGCGCGGCTGCCCGCTGCCCGAGCCGCTCACGAACGCCACGCTTTCGGCGCGCGCGAACTCGATGGCGATCTCGTTCGCCAGCCAGCTCTCCACGTCGAACATTGCGTCGTCCAGCATCGGCTGGGTTGCGGCCGGATTGGCGTAGATCTCGCCGATCGGCGGCGCCACTTCGGCAAAGGTCGGGGTCGCCGTCTCCGGCCGGGCCGCAGCCTCCGCCACCCAGCCCGAGGCGAAGCCGCCCACGGCCACCAGCTTGCGGTAGTTCGACGTGCCCACCTTCACCACGTCGGCGATCGAGCGGATCGGCGAGATGGTCTTCAGCGTCGTCTCGATCCGCTGGTCGATTTCCAGCGGTACGGCAAGGCCCCCCTCGCCCGGCACCCCCACGGACAGCTTCTTCGCCTCGAACCCGGCCTCCAGCCCCTTCCTCAGATAGAGGTCGGCAAAGGCCGAGCCGCCGGCACGCGCTGCGCCTGCCAGCACCGGCGCGCCGGTCCGGCTGCGGGCCAGCATCGCAATGTCCTGCTTCACCTCCGCCTTCAGCGCCGCGATCGCCTCGGCAAGGCTCCCGATGCCGGGCTCCGTCTGGCCCGGCCCGGGCGCGCCCATCTCCTCGCTGGCGACCACCGTGGCCGCCTTCGTCTCATACTGCATCCTTGCTCTCCTTGAATGCCCGGCGCACCTGCTGCCGCCGGGGGCCGGTCGCCCGGCTCAATCCACGCGGGCCACCCGCGCGCCATCGTGCATCGGCAGCGTCACCACCGAGCATTCCACCAGATCCAGCTTCAGCAGCTCACGCCCGCCCCCCGGCCGCGGCCGCGCGGCGCGCACCCGGTAGCCGAACGACAGCCCGTCCACCGCGCCGCCCCTCAGCAGCGCCAGCGCATCGAGCCCGTCGCGGCAATGCGGGCTGACGCCGGCCACCATCTTCAGCCCGTGCCGGTCCTCGGTCAGCGACAGCACCCGCCCGATCGGCCGGGCGGGGTCATGCTGCCACAGCAGCGGCAGCGCGGCCGGCTGGCCGACGAAGGCTTGCCGCCGCACGACGTCGCCGCAGCGGTCGGGGCTGTCGAAGCGGCTCACATAGCCCTCGATGGTGACAAGCCCGGCCGGTCCCGCGCTGCTCATGGTCGCGTCCCCCAGCCCAGCATCTCGCGCTTCTCCGCGTCCGACAGGAAGCTGGCCTCGCCCACATGCCGCCACAGCCGCTCGCGGTCGGCCCACAGCGCCGGCACCTGGTCGAGGTCGGCGGCCAGCCTGAGGCCCGGCCACCACAGCGCCAGATGGTCCGAAACCCCGCCCAGGATCCGCGCCAGAAGCGGCAGGATGGTCAGACGCCACAGGGCGACATTGGCCTCGGCATAATTGGCGTGGGTCGAATCCCCGGGCAGGCCCAGCAACATCGGCGGCACGCCGAAGGCCAGCGCCACCTCGCGGGCGGCAGCCTCGCGGGCCTTCTGGAAGTCCATCTCGGCGGGCGACAGCGCCAGGGGCTGCCAGCGAAGCCCGCCTTCCAGCAGCATCGGCCGCCCGGCGTTGCCGGCGCCCTGGAAGCCGCTTTCGATCTCGTCGCGAAGCCGCGCGAACTGCTCGGCCGACAGCGGCCCGTCGTCCCCGTCCAGCACCAGCGCGCCCGAGGGCCGAGCGGCGTTGGCGATCAGGCTGCGGTTCCAGCGCGCCGCCGCTGCCAAGAGCGCAATCGGCTCGCTCGCCGCCGGCAGCGATCCCACGCCCAGATGATCGTCCAGCGGATCATAGGCCTTCAGGTGCAGCAGGCCCGGTCCGGCCGAGTCGCCGGCCACGGGAAAGGTCTGCGCGCGCCCGCCTACCCGGTAGAGCCAGCGCGCCGGCTGCCCCTGGGCGTCGGTCTCCAGCGTCACCCGCTCGGGGCGAAGCGGCCAGAAGGCGGCCGGCTGGCCTGCGAAATCCAGCTCGGTCACCAGAAAGGCGTTGCCATGCAGGGTGAGGTCGGTTGCAACGCGCTCCAGCACCGCCGGCCGCAGCAGCGCCACCGCCGGATGATCGGCGCCATCGACATGCAGCTCCACGCTCGCCAGCCCCTCGGCCACCAGCCGGACCGCGCGCAGCGCCACCGGGTTGCGATAGGCGGCCCGAAGCTGTGCCTCATGCCCCGCCGGTGGCTCGGCCGCGCTGGCGGCGGCCAGCCCCGCCCAGCGCCAGCCCGGTGCGGCGGACTTGCGCGCGACGCCGCCGAGCAGGCGCGCCGCCCAGTCGCGTCGCGCCCTCACCGGCCGTCCGCCCCGGCTTCGCGCACCGGGCCAACCGCCACCAGCCCGCCGCCCAGGATGAGCGACAGCGCCTGCAGCAGCTGATGGGCCTGCATCGGGTCTGATCCCAGCACGATGGCGATCGTCGCCAGCCCCACCCAGGTCGATCGTTCCGTCAGGCGCAGCCGCGCCCAGGCCAGCACCGCTCGGGGCGCTTCCTGCCAATCATCCATAGCCGGTCTCTCCTGTCCGAAGCGGCGCCTCAGCCCGCTGCCAGCACCCGCACCGCGGGCGCGCGCTGGCCGTCGGCCAGCATCAGGTCGGTCAGCGCCCACACCAGCGCGTCCGCACGGTCGGGCGAGGTGCCGGGCCCGACATAGCCGCCGCCCGCCATCAGCCCGCACAGCTCATCTTCCAGGGCCTCGAACAGGCCCGCATGCCGCACCCGGCCCCGCGCATAGAGCGCGGCCACCGGCTCGGCCCGCGCGCTCTTGCCCCGGGTCGCGCGCACCTCCCGGATCGGCAGGTTGGCCCCCACCGCCCGCAGCATCGAGGCGACCATCGCCCCGCCATTGTTCGTTTCCACCACGATCCGGTCGGCGTCATGGGCATGGAAGGCGGCAACAACGGCGCCGGCCCACACCTCCGGGGCAGTATCCGCCAGGCTGGCGTCGGCCAGCACATGCCCCCTGCCATCCGCGTCGAGCCCGGCCACCACGATCCCGCATCCCCCCGGTCCGGCTGGCGGGTCCACCGCCACCACCACCCGCACCAGCGCGGGCACCTCGCCGCGGTCGCGCACGCTGTCCAGCAGGTCGCGGCTCCACAGCGCGCCTTCGCGGGCCTCCAGCAGTTCGCCCATCATCTCCTGCCGGCCGAGCGCAGTGCCCGCATAGGCCGCCGTCAGCCCGGCCAGATAGGCCGGCGACAGGTTGGCGCGGTTGTCGAAGGTCGATCCGCGCGTCACCACCGTGTCGGGCGCCGCCGCCAGCGCCTTCAGGAAGGGCATCGGCCGCGGCGTCGTCGTCAGCACCATGCGCGGCCGCTCGCCCAGCCGCAGGCCCATCCGAAGGTTGTCGAACGCCGGCTTGGGCTTCGCCCAGGCGGCCAGCTCGTCACCCCAGGCGAAATGGAACTGCGGCCCGCGCAGCCGGTCCGGCTCGTCGGCCGACACCAACATCGCCTGCGCACCATTGGGCCACAGCAGCTGCCGCCGGCTCGCCCGCCAGTCCGGCCGGAAGCCGGCAGGCGCCACGGCCATCAGCCCGGATTCGCCCTCCAGCATCACCGCCAGCGCATCCTGCGCGGTCGCCCCCACCAGCGCGATCCGCGCCCCCGGATACGCCCGCGCCTGCGCCGTCACCCATTCGGCCCCGGCCCGCGTCTTGCCGAATCCCCGGCCCGCCAGGATCAGCCACACCGCCCAGTCGCCCGGCGGCGGCAGCTGCTCGGGCCGGGCCACCATGCGCCAGTCGCCGAACAGGCGTCGGCCGCATCCGCGCGGCACGGCTGCCAGCACAGGCTCGCGTCGCTCGCCCGGCAGGCGGACAAGCCGCTCCAGCAGCGACAGCCCGCGCCCCACCCGTTTCTCCTGCCCGATCCAGCCAGCCGCCCCAGGTCGCCTCGCCCGCGATCCCCCGGACACACGATCGGAGCATGCCCGAACCCATATCCTCTATCGTCACGCTTGTCAAGAAGAAATAACCTAATTGGTTTTATAGTGTGCAACCAGCCGGTCCAGCGCCAGGCCCAGCACCAGCTTGCCCGCGCGCGCCGGCCAGCCCAGCCCGCGTTCGGCGTCGGTCAGTCCTTCGCCCTCGCACACCACTCGCCACAGCACGTCGGAAAGCCCCGGCCCCACGGCCGCCATGGCGGCCTCGAACCGCCGCCGCGCCGAAAGCGACCCCAGCGTCTGCGCGTCCGCGCTGCCCTGCCGCTCGTTGCGCCCCGTCGGGGCGGCATCCCAGCGCATCGTCACCCGTGCGCCCAGCCCGGCGCGCGCATGGTCCGCGCGCAGCCGCTCGCCCGCCGCGAACTGGACGGCGCTCACCATGCCGCGCCGCGCCAGCCATCCCAGGGGCGATTCCGCCAGGTTCACGGCCACCACCAGCCGATCGACGGCGTCGGCCGGCGACAGCCGCCGCTCGCCAATCAGGCGCCGTGGATAGTCCTTTGGATCGATCAT